GAGGAATCTAAGGTTGGGATCTTACGTGGGGGAGTTACCTCCCCCAGGTTAAGAAATTTCCCAGCGCAGTCTCTGACCTAGACGATGTCTAGGATTTTACCTGCCGTTAGGCAGGCACCCACTTCCGCCGAATCCGGAGTTTAAACCGGATGGCTGACTTCTCTAAATGATCCTTTGCTCTCCCAAGAAGGGGAACGTGGAAAAATTTGAGAAGTGCGGCGTAACCGTCTAACCTGTCCCGCCTTTTCAGCGGTTCAAGTACATAGGTAGAAGTTTCATGCCTATGCAAAAACCGGTTCCACTTCTGTGGTTCCGTGTAATTTGGACGTGTATGCCACCCTAGTCCAGCCGACGTTTGGGAAACTAGTGGAAGAGAGGTCTTCAATCTCTCTTCTACCTCATCCCTCACGCAGGTAGCCGCTTTGTAGTAGCAATTCAACCATAAGTGGTTGGAGAACTCTACTAGCGACTCTAGTGAACTAGGCTCGGTAGAAGCATTGTCTGGACGAACTCGTAAATAAAGAGGCGTTATGTCAACTCCTCTGAATGCATCGAGTCCGCAGCTTTCCTTAAAATATCCGCTAAGGAAGCTCTTATCAGTGTTGACTTTCAGTCCACACTGTTCCAGCCAGAATACTACTTGGTGCGCGTACCTTGAGTGAACGATAATATCATCACCGTACACTCTAATACGCTTCGAAGCTGCAACCACTGCTCCGTAAGAAGGTCTTCGACCTTCCACGTCCAGAATAGCGCAGATGCCAAGAATGGCAAAAACGATACTCTGAACCGGAAAAGTGAGGGCATTACCCATACCGGCAAACTTACCCAGTTCATACATCATTTCTTGTGTTTGAACGTGAGTTGAACGGCACTCCATCATAAGGCTGAAGAAAGCCTCTCTCTGTCCAAATACTAACTCGACGAGCTTTTGGCTCATCAAGTCAGACGCGGATTTGAGATCAATGGTTGCCCAGTTGTCGAAACGGGAGCCTTCCAAAGCAAGCTTTTGATTCTTACTTTGGTCGGTTAGCGCTAGACAGTTACTGAGTACCTTGCAACGGTCGATATTAGACCGCAACACGGTGTTAAGCCCCTGCTGACAAAATTGTTTCAACAGAGGCTCAACAGTAATTGTTCTCCGACTCGTAGAATTTTTCGGGACGGAGATTAGTCTAGCACTGCTTCGAATAGCCGCATCTTCGAAGGTACTTTGGTCGAGACGACTAAGAGCCTTTACCACTCTCTTGGATACATCCTTGAGATCAATGGCAAAGAGATCGTAGCCGAACCTACCAAGATCAAAGGAGTCACTCATAACTCCCTTGAATAGCTCCGACCACTTCTGGTTAGAGCTTAATCCTTCGACGACGGCGCCAGGCCCATGCTTGTAGTTGGCCATGCCCATATCCTCTGAGTCGAGGTTAGGGAGTACCAATCTACTCACAAGTCCTATCATATGCTGCTGCCTGTCGGGTATTTCTACCTTCCAAGCAACTTCATCTGTTAGGTAAAATGACTTTTTGGCTTGAAGATCCAACAGAACGTCGGATTTCTCATCTAAAGTCATTTTCTTACACATCATAAGAACTTGACGTAAGTTCTTAAGTGCACCAGAATTAAGTGCATCATGTAGTAAGAGGCCTGTTAACGGGTCAAACACCTCACTGAACATACCTCCGAATAATCGGGGGATAGTTCCCTTCGGGATTTTAGAAAATCCGCGAGGGCAGGTGAGCCGACCAGTGGAAAGTCCCTGTTCTAGGGCCTTACCAAGGGTGGGAAGGGCCACGGTGAAGAAACCGTACCCCTCTTGTTTGAACCTACGCTTGATCGTACGAATATCACGATCAAGGCCTAGCACACCAGGTTCTAACCTTCTGAAATCATCCAGAAGGCTTTCGAGGAGCACAATCAGACTTTTCATATTCCCCTCCTTGAGGTGGAACATTCTGAGTCCTTGTCTCCCGATCGCCGGAAGAAATTCCGGTGTCACGCGAGAAGGGGTTACCCCCTTCGTCCAATCTGCCGCATCCTACTAGCATTATCAGGGTAACAACCAAGATACTACTATATAGGATACAGCGAATAGTGAAGCTGATGCAAAGATCAGAATAGTATAATGAAGCAGTAGTAGAACGAACAAGTTCTTCCACATGTTTCATCAGACTAGCTCTGAAACTGTAGCAGCTTCAACGTGGTAACCTCTGAATCGTCGAGGAAGTCCGTAAGGGCCTTTCGAAGCGCCACAACAGCGGCGTCAGAAAACCCGAAGGACGGTCGAGCGATTGAGAGCGACACGGAACATACTTGATTCCGCGTCTGGCCAGTGATTGGATCGGTAGCCTGCACTGTTTGCAACATCTGCACGTAGTGCCGGTTTCCTTTCGTTGCACTTTTGGAATGATTGATGATAACGGAGTACCCATTACCACCAGTATCGTTCCGCTCCGAGCCATACCCATCCTGCTTGATAATTGAAAAAACAAGCTGGGGGGTCGGACTCGCGGCCGTTACGGTTACTGGATCGGGAAGCATAAGACGTCTCCTAGTATATGATGGTGCCGTCCAGGGAATGATTCCCTGGATCCAGCTAAAAGTGTAGACGATGCTTAGTGGATTGCGAAAGTATTCCACCAAGTATCGACGCCTGGTAATTCGTCAGAGACGAAATATCAGACGTAACATGCACATTTGGCAAGTTGGAAACGTCCTTTCGTAATTGAAAGGTGTATTCGCAAGTTGACGTATGGGCGTTCTGAACGACATTTCTGTCCTCAGAAACCTGGACGTTGTTTACGTATACGCGTGACCAATTGTCGGACTTCGACTTGAAATCTGTCGTAAGCTTACCTTTAACAACACCGGTAAGCATACCCCAATTGATGAGAGTATTGTCATGGTTAACGTTGTCGATAATTTCGACATAATTTCCCACGCCAGTAAACCAATCAAGGAGCCACGTCCACGGAACAAGATTATACATGTCCGTGACCGAGGGATAGATTCCTAACTTCTCACGAAACAAATGCGTTTTGAAGTTAGGTAAATCTACATCAGGGAATCTGAAGTTCGCGTTTATTACTAGACGCAACTCAGTCTCTCTTTCGATTTTACTTTCGATTGAGAGGTCGTATTCACCTGAGAGATTATCATAATCGAAGCCGGAGACCCCCGTATCGGCAGAAGCAAACGTGCGCTTCGTTCGATAAGTTGTGTCTTTGCCATTACGAGACATCAAGAAGTTGATCCTCTTGGTGATCTTATCTGGCGCCAACATCAAGCTAGTCATGTCTCGATAAGTTTGAGCCCAACCAAAGTGATACCCGACATATTCTTTCGGGATATCACGTAAGGAAGTTTTGAACGCACGAATCTTACTGATTCGTTTGCTCGGAACTTTAAGTGCTCGTTCTAGAACGCCGAGGTTTCGCATAGTCTCTTGCAATTGTAAGATACTACGACGAAAGTCCCGAAGTTCCACCGCGTTGCGAAAGAGGGTATAGTCTCTATTTACAGGCATCGTGCCCGTCACCATCTTTAAGATGTTGTCGTTCATGAGCTGAGATAGAGCTACCTTTTCTGAGGCAATACGGTTATCGAAAACAGACTTAGCGAGGCGACCTGCATTACCTAGATACGCGTAAGACTCGGAATCCGTCCCCTCAGTGATCGTTTGAAAATCATTGGGCGGCGAATTCAGCGTAAAGGTAGAACGCGACGTAGAAGAATGCCTAACTGTTCGACCAGGAGAATTGATGGAGCTCTTAAGAAGTTCGAGCTCACCAATATCCGAGTTAACCAGTCTGGTCCTTTTAGTCGTGTCCAGAGTATAATCCGGTAGCACTTCTTGCCTGGGTTGTTCGAACTCAGACTCGGCGTGATATGGCGGATTATCGGCCACAGGACCCACATTTCCCGGGATGTTTCTATAATTAGAAACACTCGAGCGTGAAGTGTTGTGGATGACATGTCTAACACGGCGGATATTAAGAATAGAATCCGTCGCGCGGACACGTTTCCGATTAGCGGGAGTTACAATCCCGGCGGACGTCCTAAACTTAGAAAAAGGATCGATGGCGAAAACCACCGACTTTATATAAGCGAAGGGCATCAACCGGTAAACGAACCGCTCTACTCCAGATGCAGATGCTATAAGCTGAGAAGTACGGTACTCGTAAAAATTACGAGGATCATATCCTTCAGGTAAGCCTCGCGTATCTCTACGCTCGGCGTCTGGTGGATTTGCCATGACTTCTCAACCTCTCCGTTAGTGTGTGCATTAGGCCCAGCTTTCCTTCTGGAAAGCTGATGAGGACCATGTCCTCAGAGGACCCCCG